AAGCAGGTCTACAATTAAGTACTGCCGCAGACACAGACCCTGGGTGTTTAAAAACTGCAAGTTCTGGTAGTCCAGCAACAGTCGGTACTTTTACTGATACTCGATTCAATGAAGCAATTGGGTCACACGGAACTTTAACAACTTCATCAACTGCAACAACTCTTTATCAATCAGAAGGTACTGCCGCAGAAGATGGTGGTGACTTTAGATATCCTATTGAGTTTGTCAGTAATAGTGGTGCAGAACTTCACGAAATGACAGATGCAGAAGTTTCTGCTTTAGTTGATAGATTAAATTTAGTAATATTTGCAAACGATTATCCCGGTACGTACAAACTTGCCACGTCTGCACCGAGTGGCGATTATACAGAAAAGATTGCAGGACTATTTACAGATACTAAAGTAAATTCAAGTGGTAATGCAGAAACAGTAAATACATACAATCTTTATCGTAGAACTGCAATGACGGCACCAACTGCTATCAGACCTGTAGCATTAAAAAGAAGTAGTGGTGGTTCAGGAACATTTCAAGGTATTCAAGAAATGTCAGATGCAGAAATCAAATACACGTTTGGACAAAGAGCAAAAACAAGAATCATGAATGGTAGTCTTGGTGTAGGGACATACTTAATCAAAAGTGCTACTCAAGGTGCGCCGACTGATACTGGCACATGGGTTGCAAAAGGTGCCGCAGTTGATACTAAAAACACTACAACAAATACAGATTATACACAAGATTTTGTTGGTGACTTTGGTGGTAATTTTACTCAAGACTTTGTTGGTAATTTTACTGGTAACTTTGAAACAACATTTACTGGTGACTTTACTAATACATTTACACGTAACTCAACTCAAAACTTCACACGTAACTCAACTACAACATTTACTGGTGATTTTACAGGTAATTTTGCATCAACGTTTACTGGTGATTTTACAGGTGATTTTCTTGGTAGAAATCCTAGTTTAGAAACAGGAGCATTTGATATTAATGCAAATTATAATTCTTTGAATTATACACGTAACTCAACAACTAATTTTGTGGGTGATTTTACACGTAACTCGACAACTAACTTTGTAGGTGATTTTACAGGAGATTTTGTGGGTGATTTTACAGGTAACTTTGCAAATAACTTTACACAAGACTTTGTTGGTACATTTACACAAGATTTTACACAAACATTTACTGGTGATTTTTCAACAAATTTTACAACAACGTTTACTGGTAATTTTCTTGGTGCATTAATTAACAATGCGACAGAAACTATTGAAACATATACACTATATGTAAGAACTGCTTGACATTTTTAAGTAAATGATATATAATAGTGAGAAGGAGAATAAATAATGGCAGATGTTAAAAGAACTTGGATAAAAGATGCTTTTTGGGAAACACCGAGTAAAGAGTTATTGAATTGTATATCTGAACACAAAGAAGGTTTTAAAGATGTTCGTCAAGTTCACAAGTTAAAACGTGGTGACCCTTTGTTTGATGAATGTGTAGAAGAGTTAACAAAAGAATTTATTGATAAAAATACAGATGAAAGAGTCAATAGAAAATTTAAAGAACAAGAACAACAAAGACAACTTGAAATAAACAAAAGAAAAGCAGAAAGATTAGAGCAACTTTTTAATTATAAACTTGAAACTTTTGAAGTAGAAGACATAAAAGAATCAAAAAATAGAATTCTTAAAAGTAGGTTAAGACGAGCAAAATCTATTCCAGAAGTTAACTTGTATGCAATTATGATAATACAAGATAAGTTAGAGAATGATAAAGAAACCGAGTAAAGGATACTTAGTAGTAGCATCAAGAAAACCTAATTTTTATTCACTAGCAATCAATTGCATCGAATCAATCAAAGATTACTATCCTGATGCAAAGTGTTGCTTAGTTACAGAAGAAAAATTTCTAGATGGACGTGAAGATATTGCAGATGATTTAATTTTCTGCGATGACCATTATCGTGCCAAACTATGGGGCATGGCAAACTCTCCTTACGACATTACAATGTATATTGATGCAGATAGTGAAATAGAACACGAAGATATTGCAACTGTATTTGATGAACTTAATAATAATGATATGATGTTTCATAAACTAGATGAAAAATACAAAAAAGTTTATGCAATTACTTCTTTTACATACGAAAATGTAAGAGAATATTATACTTATTGTGGTGGTGTTTGTCTTTATGATATGAGAAATCCACTTGTTAAAGATTTTATGAATGATTGGAATGACTTGTTTCGAAAACAATATTCTAAAGAATTAATTTTACCTATGGATCCATGGCAAGAGTTATGGGATTTTGACCAAACTACATTATGGTATTTGTTGAATAAAGTTGATAAATACAAAAACATAAAAGTTGATAGTTTTAAAGATAATTTACGTTGGAATTATTTTCCACATTATGAAAGATATTTTAATGCTTTTCCAAAAGACCCTGTTGTGATAAGACATTATTCTTCATATGCACAAAAAGATAAATCATATGCTTGATATACCTATAAACAACACAGATGTTTTAAATTCATTAAATAATTTTTTGTGGTTTTATGAGAATAGAAACAACAAAGATTGGAAAGTGGGTGGCAGAAGTAAGCATAGAAATCATTTTGTTGGAGATTCACATAAAAACACTATTATCAACATGGGTAGAAATCATGATGGATATCCAGAAAGTGGATATTACTACAATTTTAAAGCAGATGGCAATCGTGGTAAAGATTTACCAAAAGAGATAATACAACAGTATAACATAGTTAATACAGAATTGCAAGAAAAATTGTGTACTAAACATAATGCTTTATGTGTTATGTACCCACCTGGTGGATTTATAAGTTGGCATAACAATGCAAATGCAAGTGCATATAATTTGATTTTCACTTGGTCTGAAACTGGTAATGGATATTTTAAATATATTGACGGTGAAACAAAAGAAGAGATTGTTATTAAAGATAAACCTGGTTGGCAATGTAAAGCAAGTTATTTTGGAGCATACATAGAACCAGCATATAAATTAGTCTATCATACTGCATCTACTGACTGCTGGCGCATAACAGTATCTTATGTCTTTAATAGAGAAGAAATGTCTCTTGGTTTACAAGAAGATGTAATCGAAGAAATAAAATCTAAATAAATACTTGTCTTAAATCTTAATTCATATAAATAAAGCATATACAATAGACTTTACTTATATGGATTAATTCATGGCGCACACACAAAATTACGAAGACATAGTTATACCACAAGGGACAGACACCGCAATAGAACTACATTTAGTTAAAGAATCTGACGGAACTGCATTTGATTTAACAAACTATTCTGCAGAAGCAAAGATGAAACGTAGACATGGTGATAGTGCCAATGACCCAAATACTGTAACATTCAATGCAATCATACCAACACCTGCATCGTCAGGTATTGTCACATTAAGTCTCTCTAGCGATTCATCGCAGGGTTTAAACACTCGAGGACGTTATGTATGGGATTGTGAAGTGTCTTTTGTAGATTCAGATGGTAAAACAATAGTACAAAGAGTCGCAGAAGGACAAGCAGAAATAAGTCCGTCTGTAACATATTAGGATTTTAAATGGCAGTAAATAAGATTACGTTAAAAAAAGTAGTAGTCGGTACTCCGATAAAAACTGTAACTGCTGGTAGTTTTGGTATTAATAACTTGGGTGGTGTTACAACTACAGGACAAGCATCGGGTACCATACTAGCATTTAATCTTTCATCTGGTAATTACGAAGTTGCTCAGTTTACGGGCGACAGTAATATGTTTGTCACTTACGATAGTAGTGGTTCTCCAGATTCATTTAAAATTAATTTTACAAACGATTCTATCTCTGGTAATTTAGTACCAAGATTAGATTCTGCTCAAGATTTAGGGTCTGCTACAAAGAAATGGAAAGACTTATTTTTAAGTGGCGGAACAATCAATATCGGTTCTCTTAAAGTTAAAGATGAAAATGGAAACTTTGTTGTTAGAGATAGTGATGGTGGAACAGTATTAACTAATCCAAAATTTATCACAGTAAATGGTGATACAGATATTCTTGCATACGATAGTAATACTTCAACTTTTACTTTTAATGATTCAGACATAGCAAGAACAGACGAAAATGAAACATTTCATAAAAACGTTATAATTGCTGGTGATTTAACTGTTCAAGGTACAACAACGACTGTTAACACAGAAGAAATTAATCTAGCAGATAATATAATTCGAATTAACTCTAATGCTACAGGTGTTCCAACAGAAACTGGTGGTATTGCAATTGAACGTGGTGACTCTGATAATAAACTATTTGTCTGGGACGAAACAAATGATAGATGGACAATTGTTTCAGAAACATTTTATACACTTGGTTTAATTCGTGGTGGTCAACTAGTTGGTGATTCAGGTACAATTACTAGTTTAGCATCAACAACACATACTGCTAATACAATTACTGCAAATAATACAACATCTGTAAACGTTACAAGTACAAACTTAATTACTGGTGCTAATGCAAACATAGATTCTGCAACAATAGGTAATCTATCGATTACCAATATGTTAGCATCATCTGGTGATAGTGCCACATTTACGAACATAGCAAACACTCAGTTTACTGGTAGTCAAGCAACAATTGATTCTGCTACTATTACCAACTTAAATGCAGACAGTTCAGATATTAGGCAGTTGTCAACTGAATTTATTAATTTTGATTCGGCATTCGGTGATAGTGCAACAATCACAAATCTAGCAAACACACAATTAACTGCAAGTCAAATAACTGTAGACTCTGCTACCATTAATACTTTAAACGTAGATAGTTCAGACGTTAGACAGATAAGTACAGAATTCATAAACTTTGACTCGGCATTTGGTGATTCTGCGACCATAACGAATATAGCAACTACACAGTTAACTGTTGCAAATGCAAACATAGACTCTGCTCATGTTACAAATTTATCTGCCGCTAATTTTTCAATGTCTTCTGGTGACTCGGCAACTATAACGAACATTGCTAATACACAGTTAACAGGAAGTCAAGCAACTTTAGATAGTGCAACTATTACAAAATTAAACGTAGATAGTGCAGACATAGACCATTTCTCTACTGAGAATATAAACTTTGATAGTGCAACTGGTGACTCTGCGACTATAACAAACATAGCAAGTACAAACGTAAATGTTGACCAGTTATTTACAGATTCGGCAACAATTACAAACATAGCAAATTCTGTTCTTACTGCAAAAGCAATTACAAATACAAGTCAAGTTGGAGATAGTGCAACTATTACAAACATTGCAAACTCAGTTTTAACTGCGAAGGCAATTACAGGTACAAGTGCAAATATAGATTCTGCAACGATAGGTAATTTAGCAACAACACAAATAACTTTATCGCAAGTTACGGCAGATAGTGCCACAATTAATACAATTAATGCAGATAGTTCTGACATACGACAATTTAGTACAGAATTTATAAATGCAGATAGTGCCTTCATTGATTCTGCAACGATTGGTGGCATTGCTTTAGGTAATAATGATTTAGTTACAACAGGTAAACTTTACTATGCTAACGTCTTTGGTTCAGAAGGAGATTTACCAGATGCAAATTCGCATCATGGAATGTTTGCTCACGTACATGGAACAGGTAAAGGTTACTTTGCTCATGCTGGTGCATGGCATCAATTATTAGATAAGTCTAGTGCGAATGATTCTGCAACAATTACAAATTTAGCAAGTACTCAATTAACTGTTGATAATGCAACTTTTGATAGTTCTGCTCACAATACAATACATGCAAGTGCAGTAACAATTGATTCTGCAACAATTATAAATTTAGCAAATACACAGTTTACATCTTCACAGATTACATCTGATAGTGCAACGATTAATACTTTAAATGCAGACAGTTCTGATATCAGACAATTTTCAACTGAGTTTATTAACTTTGATTCTGCTTTTGGTGATAGTGCGACAATAACAAATATTGCAAACTCTGTATTAACTGCTAAAGTAATTACAGGTGATTCCGCAACTGTTACAAATATAGCGAGTAGTCAATTAACAATTGACAATGCTTCATTTGATTCTGCGGCCGCTAACGTGCTTCATGCTGGCGACTTAACTGCAGATTCGGCAACACTTAAAAATGTAGCAGTCACAACTCAATTGACTGGTAAAGATGCTACTTTTGATTCTGCCGCAACAAATAAATTACACTCAGGTACAATTACAAGTGACTCTGCTACAGTAACAAATATAGCATCGACTAGTATCAATACCGATAATTTATTTGTAGATTCTGCGACAGTTACAAATTTAGCGAATACACAACTTACTGCGAGTCAGGCAACAATAGATTCTGCAGATATAGGTAACTTAAGAACTACAGGTGTATTACAAGCAGATTCAGTAAATGCAACTCAACTAGAATTATTAACAGGTGTTACAAACGTACCTGCACATAAAGAAGGTAGACTTTTCTACGATGATAGTAATAAAACGATAGGTTTCTATAGTGACGTTAGTGGTTTAGTTCACGAAGTAGGTATTGAAGAACATCAAAGAGTTTATAACAATAGTGGTGCAACAATCACAAAAGGTAAACCAGTATACTTCTCTGGTAACTACACGGGCGGTGCAGTAGATGTACCAACAGTAGCACTTGCAGATGCAACTGATACTGCAAAATACAATGCACAAGGTTTAACTGCAGTAGCAATACCAAATAATTCGTATGGATATATTCAGACTTCTGGTCAGTTATCAGGACTAGATACTTCTGGTTTAACTGCAGGTCAAAAAGTCTTTGTTGGTCTAGGTTCTGGTTTATTATCAAATTCTACACCACTATATCCAAACTATCCAATATGTTTAGGTTGGTGTGTAAGTTCGAATGCTTCAACGGGTGTAATTTTACTTAACAGACAAGCACACACAATTGACTCATTAAGAGTTGTGACTTCGGGTCACATAGGAAGTAATTTACAGATTGACGGAAACTTAACAGTTCTAGGGTCAACAACCTCTGTATCGTCTGCAGACTTAACTGCTGGTACACCAATGTTCAGATTGAATGAAGGTAATGCAATCGGTGAGGCAGGAACAACTTTTTCGGGTACAGGATTAGATGATGCCTTCTATTCAGGATTCTTTACTGGTACTGCGAATCAAAACTATTATGTTAGAATTGATGGTGTTGGTACAGGTGCAGGTGGCGTAGATACATTTGAAGTAGCATTTGCCGCAGATAGTACATTCTCTTCACCAGTATTAACTAAGCAACCAATTACTGGTTCTGCTCAGATGATTCATTCAACTGATAACATTTCAATCAACTTTGCATCAACTACGGGTCACGATTCGGGCGCAAGATGGGCAGGTACTGCTGGACCAATTAATGTCGATACTGGTTTCTTCTCAAACAGAAACACTGGTTCTTCAGGTGTAGGATTTACTTATGTTGGTATTTACTATGATGTTTCAGATGATAAATGGAAACTAATAGATGAATACGATTCAAACCCAAGTGGTAGTATTAATGAAGCAGATGCTTCTTACAGTTTAGGTACATTAAAACTTGATACTCTAGAAGGTAATGTTACAGGTAATGTAACTGGTAATGTATCAGGAACTGCCGCTACTGTTACAGGTGCCGCACAGTCTAATATTACAAGTGTTGGTACTCTTACTGGGTTAACAGTTGGTGGTGATTTAACTCTTGACTCTGCGGGTGCAGTAGTTTACGATAAGTCTGAAAAAGCATTAACATTCGGTGATAAGCATTTTATAAAATTTGGAACTGGTGGTGATGCAAACATAAGACATGACGGAAACAATACTAAATTTACACATACGGGTACGGGTGGATTATATATTGGTGCAGATACTTTTGCACTTCAAAATGGAACACACGATGAAAACTATATTGTCATGGGAGACAATAGTTCGGTAGAATTATATGAAGATAATGTTAAAAGGTTAGAAACAACCACAACTGGTGTCTCTGTCACTGGACTTATGGCAAGTACGACTGCGACTGCAGACTCGGCCACAATAGGTAATCTTGCTTCTAGTTCAATAAACACAAATGCATTACAAGTAGATGATATCACGATAGATGGCACAGAAATAGATTTATCTAGTGGTGACTTAACATTAGATGTTGCAGGAGATATTATCCTTGATGCTGATGGTGGAGATATAAGATTTAAAGATGGTGGTACAGAAATTGGTGTTATAGAAAATTCTAGTTCTGATTTACAAATAAAATCTGCTGTACAAGATAAGGACATAATATTTAGAGGTAATGATGGTGGTTCTGGGATTAATGCACTTACTCTTGATATGTCTGCAGGTGGTGCGGCAATATTCAGCGACCAAATAACTCTTGGTGGTAATTTAATCCATGCAGGAAACCTTACTGTAGATGTAGGTGGTGATATAACACTTGATGCAGATGGTGGAGATATTAAATTAAGCAATGGTGGTACTCAGTTTGCAAACTTTGGCGACGCCACCGGTGCTGTACATATAGATGCTGTAATTTCAGATGATGATATTAAATTTAGAGGTGTTAGTGATGGCACTACATTTACTGCATTGACATTAGATATGTCTGATAGAGGTAATGCAACCTTTGGTGCTGGTGCTACCTTTAATAGAAGAACTGAAATATCAACTGATTCTGATTATCAACTTAGAATTGACAATGGTAGTAATATTTGGTATAATCGAGTTCAAGGTGATGGTACTTTTGCTTTACACTTAAATGGTACTGGAAATATTCTCCATGCAACTTCAACTGGTATAGGTGTCACGGGTAATGCAGATATATCTGGTACATTATCAGTTGGTAATTTAAATGTAGACTCTGCAGACATAATTAAGATTGCAAGAGATAATTTATCTACTGGTCAAGCAGGATTAACTTACGATAGTTCTGGTGGTCAGTTTGGACTAAATGCAAATCATGTAATGGCACTAATACAAACAGTTGACTCAAATGGTAGTGGTCTAAATGCCGCAACGTTAGATGGCCAAGAAGGTACACACTACAGAATTAACGTATACAATAACTCAGGAACTCTATTGAATTAATAGATAAATAGTAATATGGCAAAAATAAGTAACAGAAATGATTTTAGAGACTACGTACTACGTAGACTTGGATATCCAGTTATAGAAATAAATGTAGACGATGACCAAATCGAAGATAGAATTGATGATGGTTTACAGTTATTTCGTGAGTATGCCGCAGATGGTCAGTTAAGAGTTTTTCAACCTGTATTAATTACTCAAGCAATGGTTGATGCTAAAAGTATTGATTTAAACACCGCTTTGCCAGCAGTTGCAAATAGAATACTAGATGTTGTAAAAGTTTTTATGATAGGTGATTCAACATCAAATGTAAACTTCTTTGATATCAAATATCAAATGCGATTAAATGACCTTGCAGATTTGGCAACAGGTGTAGGTGATTTAGCATATTACGAACACATGCAACAATATCTTTCTATGATTGATTTAAAACTTACTGGTCAACCTCAAATACAATTTAGTAGACACAGTGGTACATTGTTTATCGCTGGTGATTTACGTGATGGTGGCGATATAAAGGTTGGCGATTACATCATGCTTGAAATGTTTGTTGAAGAAGCAGAAAGTGTTGGTGGTGTTTACAATAATTTATTCATGAAAAATTATGTAACTGCGATATTGAAAAAACAATGGGGAGAAAATATAAGTAAATTCGAAGGTATGACACTCCCTGGTGGTGTGACGTTAAATGGTAGACAATTGATTGATGATGCTAAAGAAGAAATAGAAAGAGAAATAGAAAAACTAAGAAACGAGTATGACAATCCACCTAATTTCTTTGTAGGGTAGGTCATGGCAACAAACCAGTATTTTAAACAGAAAGTTCGTTCAGAACAACAACTCTTTGAGGATTTAGTTATAGAATCTTTACAGATGTTTGGACAAGATGTCTATTATTTACCTAGAGAAATAGTTAACAAAGATAAAATCTTTTTAGATGACGTTCCATCTAGATTTTCAGATGCATACAAAGTAGAAATGTATATTGAAAATGCAGAAGGGTTTGAAGGTGAAGGAGATTTATTTACAAAGTTTGGTGTAGAGTTAAGGGACCAAGCAACATTTATTGTTTCAAGAAAAAGATGGGTGCAATTAGTTGGTAAACGATTAGAGGTAGCAAACTTTAGACCAAGAGAAGGTGATTTAATATATTTACCAATGTCTGAATCTATGTTTGAAATACGTAGAGTTGAAACTGAAACACCATTTTATCAATTAAAAGATTTACCAACATTTAGATTACAATGTGAATTGTTTGAGTACAGTGGTGAAGACTTTGATACTGGCGTAGACACAATACAAGATGTTGAAACAGAAGGTTCTTTCAAATATAATTTATCACTTGATTCAGGTGGTGGTAGATTTATTCAAGGTGAAACTGTCACACAAGTATTCGATACTTATAATATGATTGGAGAAGTTGCATTTGCATCTGATTCTGGTAATACTTTACAACTAATTCACAGTGGCGCAACTGATGGATTGTTTCATGAATGGACTACAACTAGAAGTATTATTGGTAACCAAAGTCAACACGTGGCAACACCGACTTCAATAAATCAAATAAATGATATATTGAGTGATAATCAGAATAAAACTTTTGACGATTTTGAGTCAGACTTTCTAGACTTTAGTGAAGGTAATCCATTTGGAGATATGTCGTAATGTTTGGTACTCATTTCTATCACAAAAGAGTTCGAAGTGCAGTAAGTGTCTTTGGGTCGTTATTTAATAATCTTTATGTACTTAGACAGAACTCTGCAGGTGAAACTATTTCACAAGTTAAAGTGCCACTATCATATGCGCCAAAAAGAAACTTTCTTGCTCGAATAGAACAAATGACAAATGGCGAACAAAATGAAAGACTCGTTGCAATTAAATTACCACGTATGTCTTTTGAAATAAATGGTATAGCGTACGATGAAACAAGACAATTAAATAAGATGAATAACTTAAATAAAGTTCTTGCTGGTTCAACAATATCAAGACAAAAGTTATTTACTGCAACACCATACAACATTAATTTTGATTTAAATGTTTATGCTAAGTCTCAAGACGATGCACTACAAATAGTAGAACAAATATTTCCATTCTTTACGCCACAATATACTGTTTCAGTAAAACCTTTTAGTAATGTTGCATTGAGTGAAGACGTACCAATTACATTGACAAGTGTTTCTTTTACAGATGACTTTGAAGGTTCAATAGAACAAAGACGAACAATTGTATATACACTAAGTTTTGAAATGAAAATAAACTTTCACGGACCACTTGGCACAAGTAAAATTATTCGTGAAGTTAGTAATAACTTGTTTATCATTGATAGTGCGGCAGATAGTGGTGATTACTACAAAACACAAAATATAACACCAACACCAGCAAATGTAAGTGCAGATAGTGATTATGGATTCAATACAGTAGATTCCGATAATATAAGTAATATATGATATATGAAAAAAAGAACACTCTAAATAAAGAGGTTTGTAATGATATGATATCTTGGTATGAAAACAAGTTAATCGCTGGTGAAGTTGGAATCAATTGTGCGAATGTTTCTAATGAAATTAGAAAAGACGTATCTATTACTGCTTGTCATAAGTTTGAATCTTTTGAACCTTTTTATAATCAATTGAATTCTATTATTAAAAAACATATTAAAAGATGTTTTAAAAAGTGGCATATAGAAGAAGGAAATTATATCATTACTGGATATAAATTTCAAAAAAGTACAGAAGGTGGTGGTTTTACTAAATGGCATTCTGAATTAGATGTATTTAATCCAAAAACATCAAAAAGTGAAAATAGATTTGGTGTTTGGATGGTTTATTTAAATGATACTGATACAGGATATACAGATTTTATGCATCAAGAACTATCAATAAAACCAGAAACTGGTAAATTAGTTATTTGGCCTGCATATTTTACACATACACACCGTGCGAATCCAGATTTAAAAGAAGATAAATACATTATAACTGGGTGGTTGGAGATAGGACATGAAAGAAACAGATAATAAAAACGTAGATGCAGATTACGAATACAGTCGTAAAACTTACTATGAACTTATAGAAAAGAGTAAAGAGACTCTAGATTTAATGGCAGATGTTGCCAGAGAATCAGAACACCCACGTGCTTTTGAAGTATTTGGTAACATGGTAA